CCTCATGGTGCATCCTACGATGAAATGTGCAAGGACTTCCGATAACATCATCAAACGCTATTCTCACATTGAAAGTGATGGTGACTGGGACGATATTCTCTCTCCTGATGATTACGAAGAATACATCGAACGTAGACAATATGAGAGAAGTATGCGATACTAGGTATAACTAATTCAAGCAAAGTTTTCCACAATGCAAGAGTTCTTCCCTGGTCAATCTGTCTCCTATCGTGAACACTCTGGTTATGTTAATTTCATCTCTGAAAGATACATCACCATATGCATCAAAGAGTATTGCAAACCCAGTGAAGATGTGGAACATTGTAAGAGAAACTCTACGCAAGTTAATCTACTCGTCTTCCCTGAATACTGGAACGAAGTAGTAGAGAACTCTAAATGAGTTAAGTATAGTTTTCCACAGAAAATGCGGAGATTGTGGAAAACTATTAAATAAATTAGTTTGTGTGTTTTATCTCTCTTAAATGTGCTCTGGAGATGTAGTCTTAGCACGTTTCCTAACAACAGTCAACCCCCTCAAAGTACCTCGGAGATTCTCTCATAAACACTCCTGATATTTGCATCTGAAATGTATCACAGACCCCTCTGTAATCGTCTCTGAGATGTTGTCACTAACCCCTCTTGACAATGTATCAGAAATGTGGTACAATTAACCTTGTAAGGGTTCAGAAACACCTCTAGTATCTTCACGACTTATGCATTACCTTATCTACGATGATTCGGACAACCTCAGAGGAACTTTCAACAGCATCTATGACCTAGAGAGGTATATCGATGGCATTCGGAATAGCATGGGAGACAGTTACCCAAACACTCCGAGAACTTCGACCTTCGATTATATCAAGCACATCAAATGGTACATGGAGGTTGTTGACAACTCTCAGAGAGTTAGTGTATAATAGCAGAGGTTATTGGGGGCATGTAAGTATTCTTCAAAACACTTAGTTAGGTATACTTTCGGAGTGTATCTGTGCCCCTTATGTGATGCCTACTGTGACAGTCTAAAATATACTTTTGGCAGTTAAATTAGCCCCCTTAAATATAAAGAAAGCCACTACCCTAACCTACAAAGGTTCCCAGACGCCTTAGATATAATTCGATAATCTTTTACACCCCATCTAAAAAAATTTCCCAGGTAAAAAAATGGACCCTAAGACCCGCTTGGAGAGACAAGATACCCGTGTATGGGCAATTGAGCAGTTAATTCGGTACGAGTCCTTTCTAGACCCTCGTATGTACGAGTGTGCAGACTATTATGCGTCTGCTTATGCTACACAAGATAAAAATTATCTATATACACTATGGGTCGAGTGGAAGATAGATAATCCCTCAGACAACCCTCAGGTTAATCGCATGTAAGAATATGTCCCAGAGATTCACAACACACTTAGAGGAAGATGATTTTGGAGATTTAATTCTCACGATTCCCTACGAAGTCTGTGAAGAATTGGGATGGGATGTTGGCACTGAGTTAGAGTACGATATCACTGAAGATGGAACAGCATTTACTTTGAGAGCAGTAAAAGATGAATGAAGATGAATTGTTAACGGATGAGCAGAAGCAGCAAATTGAACGTTGGAATGATGTTTACAATGCGATTGAGATTATCAATGAATGTTTAATGAAACTTGGAGAGCGTGTAGAGGAGTTAGAGAAGCGCGTGGCAGAGATTCCCACACCAGATAAAATCTACTATAAACCACCAGGATGTGATGAATATCTAAGTATGAAGGGCAATTATGATGAACTATACAAGAGGATAGGGGCATTAGAGAATGGGTTGCAAGACTAAAGATACAGATCTATGCAATGACTTTTCAGGAACAAATTCTGGGCATTGTAGTGCTCATAATCCTGGAGAAGGTGTTTCTTTTACAGTAAAGCAATATCCTGTCCCAACATTTAAATCAGGAAACTATTCAATTCCTGGTAGAGATGATGATGCAGTGATGTATGGATTCACTGAAGAGTGTGTTAGTACAGGAGGAGTAGGAGGATCTGGTACAGAAGGTGGAGCAACTGCTTCTAACTGTGGAAAAGTTTCTAGAAGTTTATGTTCAGGTTTTTCTAGTACATGTACTGTATACAATGGATATTATCCTGTAGAACTATCTTTTGATTATAACGTATCTGATACCTGGATATCATACCTCTACGACACCTCAGATGACGCTGGAGTGGCAGGTACACCCTGTTACCACATCGTAACAACAACAACGTCTTCAACGACCCCTGGAGAGAGCACAGCGAATGCTGACTCATCTCAGACATGTCATCCATGTACAGCATTTTATTGCGAATCTGATGAAACAGAACTTAGTTATACTGCAGGTGAGGATTTAACGGGCGACCCCGACTGTCCACATCCTACACTATTTGGGTTTGGTACTAGTAGTAATAAGATTGCTTTCTCTTACGACGACTTATCAGATGAACTTCCTGATGGTGTTGTTGATTTTGATTTATCATATAATGGTGCTACCTATGTTGATGCATGGGATGAAGACGCACAATATGGAATTGCATATGAGTCAACTCAGAACCCGTGGCAGAGTGGAGATGAAGAGTGGCAAGATTTTGAAATTTATGATTTAAATTTAAGTGAAACTAAGTTTGGATTAAGAGTAAAGGCAAGAATTAGTCCGATTTTTGATGATTCGGTTAGTCCTATTGTATTTTCTGGTACTCGATGGGTTATTGAAGAGATTCTTGACCCTGGAACGGGGTATTCTGCAGGTGATGTTGCTACTTTGACCTATGATTATACTCATCCAGATTCGTCTGTAACGACTCTAGAGGTTGATTTAAAGATAACAAACGTTGGACCAGTCTCTGTTATTAATAGTCAGAGCGGATTTGATGTCTTAAGAATTGGTGATACCATCAACGGACACACAATTACCCGCACTTTCCACATGGATATTGATAATTTTCCGTATCATGTGGCATATTTGGACGAAGAAGGGTCTGTTTTTACAAAAGATACGCAATATACTTCAAGTAGAAACCATACTATTACTGTTGTAGCGGGACATGGTATTAAAGACCGCGCAATTTTAGTCGGAAAATATGAATTTTTGAACAAATCTATTCAATATTCCATTGCATCGTTGAATAGAAACGCTGTAGATACTTTTAGTGGAGATATTGTTCAACCAGAAGTTAATGTAACGATTACAAATGGTAGAGTTACGGGAACTTCTATCGTTTCTGGCGGACAAGGATGGAATCAGATTGGTAGACCACCAATTTTGAGCATTACAGCACCACCTATTTCCTCGGGAAAGTCTGCAGAATTGAAAGGAACGTTTACTGGTGGAGTTCTGACCGCAATTGAAATTAAAAGTTCTGGTAGCGGGTACGATAGTACGGACCCACCATCGGTTTTTATTGGAAATATTAGATTGAATAGTGTAGAAAGAGTTGAAAATGCGGCATATAATGAAGAAACCCCCGAACATTTCAAGAGAAGTGCTAGTGCAATCCCAAAAACTGACGAAGTTTCTGTATCTTCTCAGGAATTGAACTCGATTGACGAGGTTTATTCAGAAATGAATCAATATTCAGACTCAATTTCTAGAATTCCTGATATAGATATTAAAAAAGACCCTCAAAGGAGGAGAGTTCGCCAACTACCTCAGCAATTATATACTGAAAATGCAATGGAACCCGCATATGAGGCAACAGAGCATAAACATAATTTGACTTATTTGTCTGATACTCCTATCAGTAGAGATTTTAAGACCAAGATTGTTGAAGAAAAGGAACGAGATGTAGAACAGAGGAAAAAGGATATTCAAGATATTACTCAACCCGTATATCCAGAGTTTTCTAATCAACCAGAAACTTATATTGAGACTGTTCAAGGAAGTTTTACCGACCTCCCAGAGTCTTCAACATTCACAAAATATATCTTGAAGCAATACAGACCAGATAATACTAAAGAGACCACAATAAATATTACATTATCATGTTCTCCAGTTGATTCGGGATGTTTGCATTTCGCATGTGCTCCTCCAGCAGCGCCTGCGTCAACAACTTCTTCATTTGATGAACCAGACACTGAAACAGAACCGACAGAAGAAGAACCCAATCCAACAGTCCCTGTTTCTTATACTACCACCAGCACAGTTTCTCCTCTTTTGGGAACTGGATGTAAATCTTGGTCTATTTCTGGTTCGATGAAAATATATAATGATTTAACTCGCGCTGCAGAGGCAGTTTCTCAAGCAGCTGCTGCCTACGGTAATCCTTTCTAAGTTAAAACTATGGCATTTGTATTAGCATCTGGCGGTATGGGAGCTGCCCTTTATATGGGAAATTGTACAGGACATGGTACAGGACCAGGTGGGGTAAGTTTTCAACCTGGACACGGTGGAGGCATGGTTCCTGGATGTCCACATACGCCTTTAGATGTCCGCATTAATGTTAAAAGTGTTACCGAAAACAGTGCCACTGCAGCATGGTTACCAACTGCCCAACTTCCACTTACACCTGCCAATGCAGGAGCAGCTCTAGCCAAAGTGTTTATCAATAAAAAAGTTCCCATTGTAGACCAAGATATTCTTACTCCACATCCCACTCAAAGCGTATATACAACGTCTTCTGTTGGTGATAAGTGTGCTGTAACCTTGACCACTCCTGTTTATTGGTGTACAATAGGTACTACAGCGGGTAGAGAAGCACCAATTGGACATGCGAGAAAACTCATCGCAAGTTCAAAAACAGTGTTCATTGGTAAAAAAAGAGTAGGTCGATTTGCCGACAAACTTGGCGATGGAACTCCTGCATTTCCATGTCTTTCTCTAGTCTCTGGATCTAGTCCAAACGTTTTTATTGGAATTTAATTATGGCACTTTACGGGAAATCTCAAACTTTTAAGCCTGGTAATCCAAAAACGACCCGTCAAGGTCGTTCAGCAAATACTAAGTATTCTGCTACTAGCCGAAACAAAGCAAAAAAACCTTATCGTGGTCAAGGTCGATAAATAATAATCAGGGATAGCAACCCCTCTAAAAGTTCTGGTTCACCAGATTCTTAGGAGACATGGCAAACCATCCCATCCCTGATAATGTACCTGAAATAATGGAAAAGGATTTTGGTACAGTTGTACTAATCACAGATCCTCGCTCTGACGCTTATTTGACTCGTTCCAGAAAAAATAATCCACCTCCAGATAGAAATTCTAGATGGTGCGGTGGTCAAGGAGGATTTGACGATTACGTAGAAAGATGGCATTAAAAAAAGTTACTGGAAAACAATTCAAAAGGTCTAGAAATTTTCTAGACCTGAATATTTCCATGTTTAGAAATCCTTTTACTGATGATGTTTCCACAGTAAAGGATGACGGTGCCATTAAACAAGCAATTAAAAATTTAGTATTGACAAGTCCTGGAGAAAAACCATTTAATCCACTTGTCGGTTCTAGTGTAAATGAATTATTATTTGAACCCTTAGATGGGTTTACAGCAGATACAATTCGAGATGAAATCATAAATACCATTAATCAATATGAACCAAGGGTAGAACTGACGGAGGTACTTGTTACTCCAATTTACGAGGGTAACAAACTCAATGTATCAATTGAATATCGAATTGTCGGATTGCCTATCGTGGAAACAATTTCGTTTGTTTTACAGAGACCCGAATAATGCAACCAAATAACCTAACAGCATTAGATTTTGAAGATGTACGCTCTTCAATTAAATCTTATTTGAGAACCCGTACAGAATTCTCAGATTATGATTTTGATGGGTCTTCGTTGTCGTATCTAATTGATTTGTTAGCATACAACACATACTATACAGCGTTTAATGCTAACATGGCAATGAACGAGGCATTTATTACATCTGCCACTGTAAGAGACAATGTTGTTAATATTGCAAAACTTTTAAATTATGTTCCCAAGTCTATCAATGCCTCTAAAGCATGTTTATACCTTTCAGTTCAAACAACATTAACTAATAATACTTACCCCAGTACAGTCACCCTTAGAAAAGGTGCTTCTTTTACTGGAGGTAATTATATTTGGAACGTCTTAGAAGATGTTACTGTAACAGTAAATGCAACAACAGGTGTCGCTGCATTTGATAACCTTCTCATTTATGAAGGATCTATTGTAACATATTCTTATATCGTAAATACTTTTGGAAATCAAGTTTATACAATTCCTTCCGAAAATGCTGATATTTCTACTTTAAAAGTTAAGGTAAAAGCAAATGAATCTTCTACAACTTCAGATGCATATAACTTAGTAGAAACAGTCACTGGATTAACAGCAACTTCACGAGTATTCTTCTTGTCAGAAGGTGAAGACATGCGCTATGAAGTTAAATTTGGTGATGATAGCGTAGGTAGAAAATTAAAGGATGGTGAAGTTATTAATTTCGAGTACTTAGTTACATCTGGACAAGAAGCAAACAATGTACAAGCATTTGCTTTTATCGGTAGATTGGTTGATAGTAATTCAGTTAATTATGCTGTAAACGCTGTAAATGTTACTGTTAAAGAGAAATCACAACTTGGAGATGTTGCAGAAACGATTGAGTCCATTAAGTATAATGCTCCAAGATACTATTCTGCACAGTATAGAGCAGTAACTGCTCAAGATTACGCTATCATTACAAAAAATATTTACGACAATGCTCAGTCTGTAGTTGCATATGGTGGTGATGTATTAACTCCACCGATTTATGGTAAAGTTTACGTTGCAATCAAAACAAAAACTGGTTCTCTTTTGAATGATGCAACTAAAAAAGAACTTTCTCAAAGTCTGAGAAGGTATGCTATGGCATCTATCGACCCAGTTATTGTCGATCCTGATAACATCTATATCTTCACAAAGGTTTTTGCTTTGTATGATACTGGATGCGGTTCAAATACCACCGAAATTTCTACAGATATTCAGTCTGCTATTTCTCAGTGGGCATCTCAAACACAAATCAATAATTTCAATTCAACGTTCAGAGCTCAAGAACTTGAAAAGGCAATTACACTGTCTAATAGTTGTATTAATGATATTTCCTTACAAACATCCATCCTAAAGTATATTAATCCAATCACCAATCAGACAAACACTTATTGTATATCAACTGGTTCTGGTTTATATGATAGTGCTCCTGGTTCCGATGGTTCCGATGGATGTAAAAAAGAACCAGTTATTTTATCAGGAACATTCAGAACCGCTGATAGACCAGGTATTGACCAACAATTTGAAGATGACGGATTTGGCAACCTAAGAACTTTCTATAATACTGGTATCAAAAAAGTTTATACAAATAACTCTGCTGGGACAGTAAATTATGATACTGGTGAAATTTGTTTTGGACCAATTAATATAATTGGTGCTGGAATTAACCTTACCGCAGAAATTAATTTGGATATTGTTGATGCTGTCAGTGGAGTAGGTTCGGTAATTGATAATGATTTACTTCCCACCGACATTACGATTCCTGTTCTGTTCATTCCAGCAAACAATACATCCATTCCAGCTACTACTCCTGGTACTATCATCAATGTAGTATCTCCAGAAGTTACAGTTAGTCCGATTGGAACAACTCCTCCTCCAACAATCCCTCTAAATAGTTTGACACCAAGCGTTTTCAACCAAACACCTACTTTAGTTGAAATCGATACCATCGATAATGCTGGTTCACTTAACACTTCTAGTTGTTTTTAATTAGATGAATATCAATAAAGTCTCTCAGTCTATCAGGGCGAATTCCCCCGATTTTATCGGAAGCGAGTATCCTCTTTTTAACAAGTTTATTGAGTACTATTATAGGTCTCAAGAGAAGACTGGATTGGGTCAAAATATTATCAATAATTTTCTTCAATATCTAGATATTGATAAGTTAGATATTGGCATTCTGGATGGTCTGACCAAAGTTGTAGAACCAGTATCTTCTACTGATGATGTTATTGTTGTTGAAAGTGTTGACCAGTTTTTAGAAGAAAACGGTAGTGTTTTAATTGGTGACGAAGTAATTTACTATGAAAAGACTACTTCTTCTCCAAATATTGCGTTAAGTCCTGGCATTTCATATGAGCAGGTTAGGGTAAAGTGGACATCTTTATTAAGTCCTATTGACTCTTTTGATGGACAGCAAACTAGATTCGCTCTCATTTCTCAAGATATCCCTGTTGCACCACCTTCTGCTCAGCATCTTGTTGTAAATCTCTATGGAGATGTATTAATACCAAACATTGATTATATTGTCGATGGTTCGGATATTATCTTTACAAATGCGCCTAGAGAAAGAATTCCATCTGACGACAACACGGCAACGTTTATTTTCTATTTGAATGGTTTCTTAGAAAATCCTATCATTGGTATTGATAATCTGTCAAATTCTTTTGGTGGTGGGGTAAGACAATTTACAATGACTGTTGATGGTTCCCCATATGAACCAATTGTAGATGAATATGTAATTGCTGTATATGATAATAGACTTTTAACGCCAAAAGTCGATTTCTTTATTGATAAGGACAAATTTATTTTCTTAAACGCTCCTCTTAATGGACGTTTCCTCTCCATTTATTCTATTGAAGCACCAATTCCTTCTTTTGGTAGTGGTGCTATTGGTTATTCTCGTGTTAACAATGAAGGAGAATTAACTAAAGTCTTTGCAAGTGAGTTTGGTTCTGGATATCGTTTTGAATATCCCCCTCAAGTCACAGTTAGTTCTCCTACTGGTTCTGGTGCTTCTGTTTCTTCTCTTGTTGATGGTATAAAAAATGTAACTCTTCTCTCTGGTGGTAGAGGATATAGTGAAACTAATCCTCCAATCGTTCAAATTGAGAGTCCAACAAAAGATGGATCTAAAATTTCCGTATTAAAAGCAACGGTTTCTAATGGTAGCGTAGATACCCTTGAAATCGTTAATTCTGGTAGCGGATATACATTTGTACCTAGAGTAACCTTTAGGCAACCTGGAGGGGCGCAGATTGCTCCCCCAACCATTGTAAATGGTCAAGTATCTGCTTCCATTGAGATTACTAATTCTGGTTTTGGTTATTCTACCCCACCTTTAGTTTATATTGATGAACCAACAGGCACTAATGGCATTAAAGCAGCATTTACCACAGAAATTTCTTCTGATGGAGAATTGATTGCTGTTAATGTTGTAAATGCTGGTCAGGGGTATGAAACTGTTCCCAGAATGGCAATTATCGATCCAGTAGGTGCTCAAGTTCTTGAGACTCGTGTTGATGGAGATGGTCGTGTAATTGAAATTGAACTGCTTAGCGGTGGTAGCGGATATGAGGACGTTCCTTCAGTTTATATTGTAGACGATAGAGTTGATGCTCGTGGTGTATACATTGGAGGAAGTGGAGCAACTGCTGTTGCTTCTATCTTCAATGGAAGAATTACTGATATTAATATTGATACTTTTGGAACTGGATACAGTGCAGATAATCCACCAAAGGTAATCATTCAATCTCCACCTTCTGCTAAAGCATCTGTAGAAATTGGTTTAAATGAAATTACTGGTTTTGATGTCAATCAAACTGGTTCTGGATATCAGAAAGCATCTTTCACTGGATGTGCAAGAGCTTCTAGTGGAATTGTTTCTTACACTGAGGATGGTAATGCAGTATTTTCTAACAATACTTTAGCATCTGATATTTCTATTGATGCACAAGTAAAGTGTCTGGATGCAT